GCGGATCCAGTATGTGATCAAGCGCTGGGAGCTGCCTGCCCCACCGAAGGTCAACCCGGACGAACCGAATTATCCGGTGGTGCGGGTCGATCTGTATTACCGGGATCGGATCGAGCGTTATGTGACCGGGCGCAACCGCAAGGGCACCGAGGCGACCGATTACGTGAAGTACCACCCGGCCGACGATCCCGATGCTGAATGGCCGGTGCCCAACCCTTGGGATCGGGTGCCGGTGTTTCATTTCCGCACCCGGCGGCCTTACGGCAAACCCGACCATCGAGGGTTCTATGGGCCGCAGGACGCGATCCACAAGTTGGTGATTAGCCACATGTCCGGGGTGGACTATCAGGCCTTTCCGCAGCGGTATGCGCTGTTGGCGGCCGAGAACGACACCAGCGAGGCGGCCCAGGTCGATGAGGATGAGTTCGCCTTCGGGCTGGACACCGGGAACACTGTGCCTTCGGGCGGTGAGGCGCAATCCTCGTTCAGTTCTGATCCCGGGTCGTTGTGGTTTATGCGCGGGGTCACCGGGGTCGGTCAATTCGAAAGTTCAGATCCGAGCACCTTCCTGAAACCGCTGGAGTTCTATATCAAATCGGGCGCCCAGATCTGCAAGACGCCACTGCATTATTTCGATGTCTCGGGGCAGGTGCCCTCGGGCGAGAGCCTGCGCGCGGCGGAGGGCCCATTCAATAAAGGAGTGCGGCACCGGCAGTTGTCCTATGGCGGCACCTGGCAGGACGGGCTGGAGTTCGCGCTGCTCATTCTGGGGGTGCCGGATCCGACCGTGGTGGTGAGCTGGGCCCCGGCACACACGATCGACGACTCCTCGGGCTGGGCCACCAACAAAATCAAACTGGACACCGGCGTACCGCCCCGGCAGGTCTTTATGGAGTCGGGTTACACCGCCGATCAGATCGATAGCTGGGGCAGCCCTCTGGACATCGATCTGATGGTCAAATCCGTACAGGTCGTGATTGGGCTGGGCACTGCTGTCTCGATGGGTGTGGTGGACCAGCAAATTGCAAACTCGGTAGTGCAACGTATACTCGGTGCGGTACCGCCGGAGCAGGAACCACCAACATGACCGTAGATCGCAACGGGACGGCCGGACCCCCCGTCCCGGGCACCTAACACCAGCCATACCGTCTCAGGCCGTCCCCGTTTAAGGGAGAGGGCAAGACGAGGCCATCAGAGCAGGGGGTACATCGGTGACACGCAGGCGACAGACCGGCACGGTGAGCGGCAGGCCCATGGCGCTGCTGCTGGTGCAGAATGCGCGGCATCCCTGGGTGGTAGTGGTGCTGGCTGCCTGCATGCTGTCCGGAGTTGTCGGACTGATTACTCCACCGAATCCGCGCACCCCGATCGACCAGTACGTCACCGGCTGGTGGCGGATCGGCTATTACGCAGCGCTGGTGGTCGCCGGGACGATCGTGGCGATCGGGATCTGCCTGCGCAACTTCCGAGATCGGCTGATGGTCGAGCAGATCGGGTTATGGTTCTTGTCGGCTCCGTTGCTGATCTACCCGCTGGCGATCTTCGCGGTGTTCAGCGGTGCCTTTGGATTGGGTAGTAGCTTCTCGGTGCTGGTGGGGGCCGGGGGACTGTTGCGGATTTTCTTCATCACTCGGGAACTGAAGCAGTGGCGGTCGGGGGCCAGTTATTTCAAATCGGATGAGGAGCCCCCTAGATGACGATGGCGTATGCCTGGTCGGCCTTGCAGTCGGCGGTCGGCAGCCAATCGAATGTGATCATCTTGCTGATTGTCTCGATCTGTACCGGCGGTGGGCTGGTGCAGGCGATCCAGTGGCTGGCCAATCGGGGCAAGAGCAACGCTGAAGAAGCCGAGATCTGGACTAAGGCGTCGGTGACCCGGTTGCAGACTATGCACGAGGAAATGACCAAGCTGGACACCCGAATGCGAGCACTGAATGAGGAGTTGGACGTCGAGCGGCGATTGCGAATCGAGACCACCCGCAAGCTGGAATCGGCCGTCGCTGCTCTGGCGCGGGCTGGGGTGCATTGGGAGGGATGAACAGTGGTGGTTGTGCATGTGACTTATGAAGACTGCCCCTGCGATCCGACCGTCATTCCGGTCGAATGCGGCGACGGTAGTGTTAGCTACGTGTACGCTCACCACGCATTCGACGAGGGTGTTGATCGTGTGGTTGCCATTTTCGCCGCCGTCGCTGAGTTGAGACAATGGGAAGGCTAGTAGCAGTAAGTACGTATTTGTGGTAAGATGTAGGGTATGGCCGGTATAGACGATGAGCTGGTTCGATTGGGCGACCAGATGGCCGCCGATCCCGAGGGAGTAGGCATGCCCGGACCGCACGGCTACGAGCACAACTGGGAGTACATTGGTGGCCCGGGATTGCCCGCCAAGAGCGTAGTGGAGAAGTTGCCGCATACCAAGGGTGCGGTCGCTGAGGCGCGAACCACCCAGGCACCGACACAGGATCCGAGCGCGCGGTACCAGCCCGATGGGAAGTTGCGGCGTAAGCTTGCTGATCTAAAACCGAAGGTTCGCGCGGTGCTGGCCGGGGCCCGCGAACGCGATGATTTGCGTTCCCGACCGGATGGTTTTAAAGACCAGGATCGTGCGTTGCCGTCGTTGTATACCGCTACTGGCAACATCCACGATGGCACGGCGTTGTACGATGCCGGGTTGGTAGACGGGACGGTCAAGGGTGTGAACAGCCCCACCGATCGTAACGGTCGCAAGTACGTCCTGAATGCCGATGGCAAGCGCGCCGCCGAGTTGGCCCGTGAACCGGCGGCCGGTCGGGGGGCTGAACAACGGGTACAGGCCGACTCGGGCGTTGAAGTGTCACCGCCCAAGGGACACCAGCTCGGGCGCGAACTGAAGATATCCGGGTTACCTGAGGGTGTCTCGGTGTACGCGTCGGGTGACGTCCTGCACAACGGTACCTTGGTCGCCAAACTGAGCACGGGCACCCGAACTGAGCATGTAATGGCGGGTCGCAACAAGTATGCAATCGGCTCGGCCAAGCACAAGGAGTTCGTCGCGACGATCCCAGAGAGTTTGCGGCGAGAGCTGGGGATGAGTCCGGAGGCAGCCAAGGTGAAGGCGAATGACCGGTCGTCGGCCGTGTCTCAGGTGTTACGGCGGATCCAGAACGCGCGTAAAGGCTGAGGGTGGACCCCGAGGTCATTGCGCTGATCGCTCTGGTCGATGCCGACGCGGCGCAATTGATCGTTGCCGAGGAGCTGGCCGCCGTTGCTGTTGCCAAGTCACCGCAGGCCCAGCTTACCGCGTTGAATGCCTGGCTCGGCCGCACCTGGGTAACCCAGGTCGGCTCGGTCGGCAATCGGATGGGCCAGGAACTGGCCAGTGAGACCTTGAACGAGCTGGGATTCCGGCTTGGTGAGCTGAAGCTCGACCAGCGCAAGGCGCTGCGAGAGCACACTAATCGGTCGCTGGTGCTGGGGTTGCGGCAGGCGTACATCGAGATCGGTGGAGTGCCGGACGGGCATTCCCGGATCCGCCGTACCCGGCTGGCACCCGACATCGAACGGACGCTGGCCGAGGCGCACCGCCGGGCGCTGGCCCAGACCGAAGCGGCCCGGCGCCTGATCGAGAGTCTACGAATTAAACAGGAGCTGGCGTTTGAGGATGCCGCCTCGGTGGTGGCGGTGGCCGGACGAGCGGTGCGCTCCAACGAGGCCACGGCCCGCTGGGCGGTCAATCGGGCGAATAATCAAGGGATTGATGTGGTCGCGTCCCAGCTTGAAGCCGACACGGTCTGGCTGGCCGAGCGGGACGCCTGCGTGGTCTGCCTGGCCTATTCCGGTCGGATTGCTCCGTTTGGCGCGGCCTTCTCGCCCGACCTGACTTTCGGCAAGAACAAGCCGTCGAAGCCGTGGCCTGACGGGGTGTTGTGGTACCCGCCCCGGCACCCGCACTGCCGCTGCAGCACCCGGGTGGTCCACGGTTACACCGCTGAACAAGAGCGCGAATTTACCGATGCGCTGCAGCGTGAGGCTCGGCGCTCGATCGTCCGGGGCTACAGCATGCCCTCGGAGTCTGAGGGTGTCCGGCTGGACGCTGCCGATCGGTTGCTGCAAATGGGGGCCCGGCTACCCGCCTCGGTGGAGGAGTACGGGCGCCGGGCCGTGTGGCGGGGTAAATTCCCTAGTCGTGACGTGCCGACCGGTCGATGACAGTGACCAAGTGTGCGTCTAGCACGGCGCACGCCTCGGCAAAGGTACCCGCGCGGGTCGCTTCCCGGCCGAGGTAGTCATCAATCTGGCCGTCCCAGACGTCCCAGACCAGTGGCAGCGCGTGTTCGGTCCCGGCCGAACAGATGTAGCCGCGTTTGCCCTGCGCCAAAGCGCTGAGGATCTGCCGAGACCATGCGTCGGCCGGGCATTGCCGGGCCTGTGCGGCCATCTCCCGGGTGATTCGCATGACGTGGTCGTTCTCGCATTCGGTATAACCATCGCCGTTGTGCCACACCCGATAGCGTCGGTCGGGGGTGATCCATTCGTTGCTGTCGGTCGAGTGGAACAACACGGCCCCGCTGCGGGGCAAGCGCCGGGTGCTCATCGCCGGTTGTCGATTACGGCCTGGATCGCGTCGCGACGGCGGGTTGCCGTACCGACGACGATGCCACGCGGCCCGACGCTAGGAACGAGCGCCTCCCACATGCGGCCGGACTCGGTCTTGGACACCCAGCCCAGCACCGCAAAGGTGCCGGGTTCGAGGACTGTCCAGCCGCCGTCGGTCCGGGCGGACAGCCTCACGTTGTGTGGGGTCAGCTCGATCGCCTGCCGGGCAGCAGGCCGGGTGCGATGCCAGTCTTCGCGGCTAACGAACACCGCGCCGCTGATGTCTGAGACCGTCACGCGGGTCTTGCCGTCGTTCCACAGCGGACGCAACACCGCAGCGAGCATCTCGCCCTGCTCGGGGGTGCCGTCCAGCTTCAACCAGACGTAAGTGAGGTTGCGGCCGGTGCTCACTCGCTCGATCAGGTGTTCCAGTCCGGCAGCGTGGGCAGCAGCGCGGATGTTGCGCCCATTCGGGTTGACGGGTCGGGGGTCGGTCGGTTGGTGGACCAGGGGTTGCGTCATATTGTTATTTTAACATACAGGGGTGTACGCACATAAGTGTCGGCCCGGCCCCCGTCTTGGCGGGCCGGGCCGCTGGTGCCTATACCGCCCGGCCGCGACGCCTGGCCGACCTGGCTGGGGCGACGGTTGTTGATTCATTTTCCTGAGGTAGTCGGTGGTGCTTGGTGGCCAGCCCGATGATCACGTTGAGTTGGCCGGTGCCGTATAGCTCGGCGATCCGGCCGTCCGGTAGGGTCACCCGGACGTACGAGTCGGGCGCGTCCAGGGTCACGTCTTCGATTTGCTGGCTGCGGGTCGGAGGAACACCCACGGCGAGACCTCCTTATTCAGTAGTGGCTGGGTGGACAACCGCCCGGGCACTGCGTTCGGCCGGTGGACGGCTCGGGTCGTATCTGATCAGCAGTCTCCGCCCGTTGAAACGCTGTCCGACCACGACGCCTATTCGGCGCTTACCTGCCATGTAGAAGGCGACGATAGTCTGCCCGGGCTCAGGCATAATCAGGGGTAAAGGTAGCGGCCACCCGGGCAATGTTGGCCCGTTCGATCGCGTCGATCCAGATCTGGGGTAGAATCCCCCAGGCCTGAATAGCCTGGTGCAGTAGTTCCAATTCTGATCCTGGCTCGGTATGGTCGAGTGCTCGGTCTAGTAGATCATTGAGGTATGCTCTCTCCATGGTCCGTTCTCCATCCCCACGTGGAAATCGATCAGATCTTGCCGGTCAGTACCATCGCGATCAGCCAGAGCCGAGAGGGCAACCCGCATTCGGTGTGCACCCACCAGCCCGAGACTGGGTCCAGATGCCAGCCGTCCTCCCGCTTGCCAGTTGGTGCGCAACGGCAGTATTTTGGCTCAGTTGTATCGGCTGTCATAGCTGTCGTCCTCGTAGTATTCGTCGTCCTCGTCCGAGACATAGGAATCCAAGCTCTCCTCTCGGATCCCTCGCCCGACCCAGCCGACCAGGAACCCGCCGACCGCTATGCAGACGTAAAGCATCATTGCCCGTTCACCCCCCTTCTCCGTCAACGCGCGAGATTGCGCAGCTTCTTGGTGATCCGATACGGGGCCCCCTCGGGGCCGCGCTCGAAGTCATCGATCCAGATTCGGCGACGCAGGGCCCGGCCCGGCCCGTACGGCTGGTTGCGCCAGTGTCCCTCGACCGGCACTCGATAGGTCAGCGGCTGGCCGCTGCCCGGGTGCAGCGTCTGGCGGGTCTCGCGGCGCAGTGTTACTACCTGAACCTCGGGCGTGAACTTTGCCCGGCGGGCTAGCCAACGCCGCTGCTGGCGTGGTGGGCGCTCGGTCCGGTGGCTGGACAGCGTTTGCCCCATGAGGTGCCAGAGCTGGCAAATCGTCCGGGTGTTGTTCAGGGTGCCCTCGACCAGGATTCGCCAACCGTCCTTCGCAGAACTATATCGGGATTCGGGATCTGTCTCGGGGGTGATCCGGGCGGGGCCGAGTTGGGCATTGCGATCCATGAACTGGACGCTGTTGGGTACCCAGCCGCCGAGTGCGGCTACGGTTTCGGCGCTGATATCGGGATCGGCTAGCAGTTCCCAGTGCAGATCATCCGGCACTAGATTGGTCTGGGCCCAGGTGGTGACCAGGAATCCGGACAATGGCTGATGTGGTGCCTGGATCCGGCATGGACCCCAGGACACTGCCACCGATGCTTGCCAGCGCGACAGGATCTCCTGTTCCCACATTGGCTTGCCGAATACGCACCAGCCCAGCATCGAGGGTGGCGGAAAATCGCCGACTCGTGCGGTCGGGTCCATCCGATGCTCGGCCAGATGCATGGTCAGGTCCACCATGTCTGGCTCGACATGATAGGCGGTGCCGAGCGCCACGTGATTGCAGATTGTCCCGGCGTAGTCGGTCTTGAATTGCGCGGCATCCTCCTCGGTCATCGCTCCGTATGCCGAGTTGATCCAGCCGTTGACCGCGAGTCGAGTTGGGTGCTGCGGATCGGACAGCCGTTCCGACAGATCGAGCTGCATCCGCAGGATGTCGCGGGCCGGGATCTCCATCGGTCACAGCTCCTTAACCGGTCCTGATGAGACGTCGGGTATTGGGATCGTAGAGGTAACCGTCGCGGTACTGGGCTGAGCCGTCTTCGTCGATGTTGGTCGGCATCCCGTGTGGCGCGATCGGCACACAGATCACTACCCCGTGATCGAACGGTCGGCAGATTCCGGCGGATTTCTGCTCGACTAGTGCCTGCCAATGAGCCACGATCAACACCACAATCGTGGCGATCGCTAGGAAGCCCAATGCTACGGTGTTGCGGGGTCTCATTAGTTGGTTTCTGCCTTCGCCGCCCAGTACAGCTCACGGAGGGTCTGCAGCGCAGCCGAGACCTCGATGGCCTGCTGAGTGGCGCCCAGCTCGGCCCACTGGCTGCCGTGGGCGTATTCGGCCCATTTCCAAGCCATCAGCAGGTCGTTCGGTGCCTCCAGTTGAGTGCCGTCTGGGCACTGAAGGATCATCGGCTGAATAACCGGGGGCAGGGGGGTCGGGTGTCGGTGCATGGTCGGTTCTCCCGTTCGCTTAGGACTTCATCCGGTTAACGGCGGCAACAGTGACGCCGTATTCGGCAAGTTGGGCCAGCACGTCGTTGCGCAGGTCCTCGGCGAAGACCTGGCGGAGCACCTCGCCGTGCAGCCGCTCCAGGTAGAAGTCGGCATCTTCGGGCGAGACCACCCAGGCACCTGCCGGGCCGCTAGTTGCGGTCCAGTCGCGCAGCTCGTGCTCCGGGGTTACCCGCCGGGCGATGCCGACCAGGACCAGAGTGCTGTACGCACCAAAACTGTCTGGATCGGCCGCCATCGCGTCGCCCACAGCTACGAGACTCTCGGCGATATCGTCCTGTGCCATGTACCTATTCTATCACACCCACAGGTGGTTGCATAATGCGTCCAGGCAAACCGGTGGTCGGGTCGGGTTCATGGGTGATACGATCCAGGCGTGACCGCCCCCGTGGTACTGAACCAGAATGATTTGCGTGTCCATCCGGGCCGCAGCTTCGCCGGGCCGGTCTGGGCGATCCTAACCGAATCGGGGGCCGCGTTCTCCCTGGTGGACTGGACGGTGCAGGCCCAGGTCCGTACCAACGAACTTGATCCAGAGGTATTCGCTGAGTTCACTGTGGAGAACGGCCGGGTGGTGGTGGGGCAGGCTCCGGTGACCTCGCCCGCCGATGGTACGACGGTCACCACGGCGACGATTCAACTCATACTCGGATCGAACGAATCTCGGCGGTGGCCGCGCCTGTGGCTGGGACAGTACGACGTGCGGATCGGCACCGCTGATCCCGATGTAGAGGACTACACGATCATTCCGACCGCCGGGTTCCTCGTGGTCGGCGGACCCACGACATGAGTTGGAGCTGACCGATGCCGCTTGTTCTGCTGGGGAACCCAGCCGCGCTATATCAGGGCCAGACCCTGCCCGGTGACCGCATAACCGTGGCACAGATCCC